TCTAAAGACATACGAACACGATTCTGTTAAATCAATTTTTATTTGGAATTTTGATGAAACTGTAATTTCTCTTCTTCCAGAAGGTGATGTTCCCTATGCAAACGCAGATGATCAATCCGTTTATTCTGGAACTCTTTCTGAGAACTTGATGAGAGAAGCTTCTGGTGGAGAATCTGCTACGGGTCAAGATATGGATGCTCGCGGCAAAACATCTCTTCGCAGAGAGTATCAAAATCTTTATCATTATGTTCGTGGTGGGAATGATACCCTCTCAACAATTCGTCGCGAAACGATGTTTATTAACCTTCTTCAGGGTCTTCATCCAAAAGAGGCAGAAATCTTGATTCTTGTTAAAGATAAAAAACTTAGCACTAAATACAAGATCACCAAAGAAATTGTAAGTGAGGCATACCCTGATATTCAATGGGGTGGTCGTTCATGACAGTATCTGTAAAGGAGAAAAAAACAATGGCAGAATCTTCAAAAAAAGAAAAAAAAGTTCTGCCTCATGAATATGGTTGTGAAGTTCTTTTAGAAAAGACTACTCTTGAAAAGGCAAAGGATACTTCTTTTCCAAATGATGCTTATCTAATTTGGTATAAACTATATGAAGAAACTTATATTGATCTTGTGAGAGGATCAAGAGTTCGTATCTTTGATATGTACTATGATAGGTATGGTACAGGAGTTATTCAAAAAATTGACTTTGGATATGGTAGAACAAACCCCAAACTATGGGGTTATAAACAACCCGAAAAGAAGAAAAGAAAATGAGTGCAGGATTTGGTGGTCAAGGAAAAGAAAATAGAACTGGAAAAGAAGCCAATATTACTATTGATCTAGATAACATTGACCAAGTTATAAAAAAATATAAAAAAGTTAAAAAATATATGAAGTCTTCTCTATATGCAGTTAAGACTATAGATGGAACTGAAAATTACGTCAGTGAATTAATTAAAGAAGCGGAGGAGAATCCACTGTAAAATGGGGAAGCATTATCTACTTAACCTGTATGGGTGCTCGTTTGTCCTTTTGGACGACGAGCGTTGTCTTATAGACTTATTAGAAAACGCAGCAGCAGCAAGTGGTGCTACTGTAGTACAGACTATCTCAAAGAAGTTTGAACCACAGGGAGTTACTGTGATTTGTCTGTTGTCTGAAAGTCATATTAGTATCCATACTTGGCCAGAGGAAGGTAAAGCCGCAGTGGATGTTTATACTTGTGGTGACTGTAATCCAAAGATTGGTTGCGATATCATCATTCAACAATTATATGCAACTAATCATACGTTAAGTTATATTGAAAGATAAATTGTAACAAAAGTTACAAAAGTTTTTGACTAAATTACTATAAGAAGTTTATAATACTTCTACGTTCATCTCTTTAAATGAGACGCAAGTAGGACGACGCGGAACGCAATTCGTTCATTCTCTATTTGCAAATAGAGAACGGAAACGCCGCCCAAAGGAACGGGAATTAAAACATCTCATTCTGGAGGAAAATTAAAATGAGCCGTGTAGTATATCGTGGTGTTGAATACGATACTCAAAAACGTCTTGAGTATCAACAGCAGATGATGCAACAACCCCAACAATACAATGAAACCTATCGTGGTGTTAAGTTTGTAAAGGAGGGGCACAAATGAATACTTACTTCGTTCGTTATCTTAAGAAAAAGGCAAAGAAGGAGAAACTCCTTTATAACGCACAACTGAATATGGCTAAGCAACCTCAAGTTGCTTGATAAATCAGAGAGGGACTTGACTCCCTCTCTTTTTTTATGTATAATTACCTTTGTGAGGGTTAATCATGATGGATAAAGAAAAGCTTAAGTTAATCATCAGAAACCTTGAGTCTCTTATAGATTGTCTAAAGTCAGAAGTTTATTCTGATCAGGATTCATATAAACCACAGTATGAAGAGGTTGCTCCTTATATTGGAGATTATGATGAAGTGTTTTATGAAGAAGATGATGATTTCGATGATGATCTATTCAAGATCATAAAAGCAAATAAAAATTATAAAGTTTCAGATAACAACAGTGGAGATGAATTGTGAAGGACATGTTTGAAGAATTCGAATTTATGAAACCAGAAGTCAAACTGGTATCTGTTACACCAGATGCAGAGAAACATATGGCATATTGTGCTCGTGTTTCGAATCCAAAGAATCAAGACAATGAAAGTTTTGATGGATTGCTCAAGTACTGTATCAAGCATCAACACTGGAGTATCTTTGAACAAGCATCTATGACAGTAGAAATTAATACCACAAGAGGTATTGCAGCTCAGATACTGCGTCATAGGTCCTTCACATTCCAGGAGTTTTCTCAACGATATGCTGATACTAATCTTCTGAATCAAACTATTCCTCTTCCTGAACTTCGTCGTCAAGATAATAAGAATCGTCAGAACTCAATCGATGACCTTCCAGACTATATGAAACTCACACTACTGGAAGACATTCGCGTTCTGTTTGAGCAGTCTCAGAGGGTCTACAACCGCCTTCTGGACAAGGGAGTAGCAAAGGAGTGTGCAAGGTTCGTACTGCCCTTAGCGACGCCTACACGCCTCTATATGACCGGTTCTGTGAGGTCTTGGATTCACTACATCGATCTTCGTGCTGGACATGGTACACAAAAGGAACATATGGACATTGCTGAGGCAGTTCGTTGTATTTTTACTTGTCAATTCCCAGCAGTTTCTACTGCTCTTGGTTGGACTCGCGATAACTGTGCTGATTGTGAAAGTATTCAACCATCAGTTCGCATAGACTAAATACTGACATATAAAATGGAGGAATAAATTTGGCAACTTATCCTGTTGTTAATACAAAAACTGGTGAACAAAAAGAGGTAGTTCTGAGTGTTCATGAGTGGGATCAGTGGAAAACAGATAATCCTGATTGGACAAGAGATTGGTCTGATCCTTCTACTTGTCCATCTGCAGGGGAGATTGGTGAAGTCTATGATAGACTGAAGAAGTCTCATCCAGGTTGGAATGATGTTCTTCATAAAGCATCAAAAATTCCAGGTTCAAAAGTAAAACCAGTTTAATTTTTATATGGCAAGAAAAAGAACGAACGATCAACCAATTGGTGTAGGTCTTACAGCAAAACAAATGAAGCGTAAGAAACCAATTAGTGCTGAATTGATGAGGGAGATTGAACCTCTTACGGACAATCAAAAACTTCTCTATAAGGCATACGAATCACAACAAAACATTGTTGCCTATGGAGCTGCAGGAACGGGTAAAACATTCATCACTCTTTACAATGCACTTCAAGATGTTCTAGATGAAAGATCTCCATATGAAAAAATCTATATCGTAAGATCTCTTGTTGCTACTCGCGAAATTGGATTTCTTCCTGGAGATCACGAAGACAAGTCTTCTCTTTACCAGATTCCATATAAGAATATGGTAAAGTATATGTTCCAAATGCCAGACGACGCATCGTTTGAAATGCTTTATGCGAACCTCAAACTTCAAGGTACGATTAGTTTTTGGAGTACTTCTTTTATTCGCGGAACTACTCTGGACAATGCAATCATTATCGTAGACGAATTCCAGAATCTAAACTTCCATGAATTAGATTCAATCATTACTCGTGTTGGTGAGAATAGTAAGATTATGTTCTGTGGTGATGCAACTCAGAGCGATTTAATTAAGACCAATGAGAAGAATGGTATTATTGACTTTATGAAGATTTTGCGTGTTATGCCTTCTTTTGATATCATTGAATTTGGTATTGAAGATATCGTTCGATCAGGATTAGTTAAAGAGTACATTGTTGCAAAAACGGAATTGAATCTATGACCTTTGTTCATCATAATTTTCTAGGTGATATTGAATTAGAAAAGAAAGAACAGAACGGCATCCGCCTGTATCATCTTCCTGATGGTCAATGGGTGCCTTCTATCACTTCAGTCACTTCATTTTATAATCGTCAGATCTTTATTAATTGGCGAAAGAAAGTTGGTCTTGAAGAAGCAAATCGCATCACAAAAAGAGCAACTGCAAGAGGAACTGATTTTCACCAAGTCTGTCAAGATTATCTTGAAAACAAAGAACTGAATTGGGATGATTACACTACACTAACCAAGTTTATGTTCTTTCACGCAAAACCTTATCTTGATAAGATAAATAATATTCACGCAATCGAACGAACTTTATACTCTCAATACTTTGGTCTTGCTGGACGAGTTGATTGTATCGCAGAGTATGAGGGTGAACTTGCTGTTATAGACTTTAAAACTTCAGATAAAATTAAACCAGAAGCTTGGATTGAGAACTACTTTGTTCAAGAGATGTTTTATGCATCTGCTTACTATGAAATGACTGGTAAACCAATCAAAAAACTTATTACATTAATGGTAACTCCTGGTGGAGAAGTGGAAGTATTTGACAAAAGAAACAAAGGGGATTATATTAAATTATTAGTTCGCTATATTAAAGAATTTGTATCTCACAGTACTGGGCCAGATGGAGAATGAGTTAGAGAAAGTATTAGAAAATAAATTTTTCTGTCCATCACGATTCGCACAAGAGATTGAAAATCTTGTGCAAGTGAATGTTGAAATGAATTATATCGATGCGATTATTCATTTCTGCGAACAGAATAATATTGATTTAGAATCTGTTCCAAAACTCATTTCAAAACCTCTGAAAGAAAAACTTAAGTATGAAGCAATGGAACTCAACTTCTTGAAGAAGAGTTCCAGAGCGAAACTACCTCTTTGATGAATGATGCCATTCGATTCCTATAAAACTTATCTGTCCTTGAAGAATCATTTTACCAAGGACAGTTATGATTACTTTAAATATTGTGGTAAAAGTCGTGCAACAATTCAATCTTTCTATAAACGGAAGGATAGAATGTGGTTTGAGAAAGTTGCCCGACAGAAAACTGATCAAGAAGTTGTAGACTTTTTTGTTGCTAATTTTGTCTCCTGTAATGATCCAGAAACTCTCTGGATTGGTGAAATGATTAAAGAAGGAGAAGATCGGTATCAAAATTGGCAAAAGAAAATTCAATCTCTTTCATATTTGTTCAAAGAAGAAAGTCAATCTTTATTTGAAGAGAATAAATTTCAAGAAGTATTCAATTGTTCTAAAGGACATCCTCCTCTACTTAAAAGGTTTCTAACAGGTAAAGTAAGTTTAGAAACACTTGTTATCTACGACAAGATCTTTTCTTATTCAAATAACTTTGATAAAAAACTCAAAGACCCAGTGTGGGAAACCGTTAGTCGTAGAATTAAAAAATATAATCCATTTCTAAATATTGATGTATTTCGGTTTCGTAAAATTTTAAAAGAAATCGTTCTGGAGGATTCATGAATTTTTTTAGTTCTGAAGTCGTTCGAGCAGAAATGACTGAGATTGCAGAAATGCAAGAAGAGGTTTATTCGAACATCTTCAAATTTCCTACAATGACTAAAGAAGAACGACTTGATCACGTTGAACTTCTTGAACGTCTTTTAGAAAAACAAAAAGTTCTTTACACAAGAATGAGTTTGTCTGATGACCCCGAAGCACAAATGATGAAAGAAAAGATTGTTCAATCTGCTATGATGATGGGTATGCCTCCTGGCACTGATATGAATATTATTCTTAGCAATATGTCTAAGATGCTTGAGGTGATGAAGAAGCAGATTGACAAGACTGATCCCGACTGATAGAATATGGGCTGGACGATCCCTTAAGCAAAGTCCCAAAAGTCAAATCCAATTAATACGGAGAAATCTAATGTCTTTTGAAAATCTAAAAAAGCAATCCAAACTTGGTTCTCTGACCGCTAAACTGGTCAAAGAAGTTGAAAAGATGAGTTCCACTAGTGGTGGTGATGATGATCGTCTCTGGAAACCTGAACTTGATAAAACTGGAAACGGTTTTGCAGTGATTCGTTTCCTTCCTGCTCCTGAGGGTGAAGATGTTCCTTGGGCAAAAATGTACTCCCACGGTTTCCAAGGTGCTGGTGGTTGGTATATTGAAAACTCTCTGACTACTCTTGGTCAGAAGGATCCTGTTTCTGAGTACAATCGCAAACTGTGGAACAGCGGTAGTGACAAAGATAAGGAAACTGTTCGTAAGCAGAAGCGTAAACTGTCTTACTACAGCAACATTTATGTTGTAAAAGACCCTACCAATCCTCAAAACGAAGGTAAAGTCTTCCTGTTCAAATACGGTAAGAAGATCTTCGACAAGATTATGGAAGCAATGCAACCTGAGTTTGAGGATGAAACCCCTATCAATCCTTTTGACTTCTGGCAGGGTGCGAATTTCAAACTCAAGATCGTTAAGAAAGATGGGTATTGGAATTACGACAAGTCAGAATTTGGTTCTGTTGAACCACTACTGGATGATGACGATGCTCTGGAAGCCATCTGGAAGAAAGAGTATTCTTTGGCAGCAGTAACTGCTCCTGATCAGTTTAAGACTTATGAAGAACTGGAAGCACGTATGAATGCTGTTCTGGGTCTTCAAACTTCTTCTCCTGCACGTTCCCGTGCAGTTGTTGAGCAAGAAGATGATCTTGATGAGTACGAACAAACTCCTTCCGTTCAGGATCGTGTAGTGGAAGAACTGGAACAGTCCTATGCACGTTCTAAGTCTCCTTCACTTCCTAAGATCACTCAGGATGATGAAGATGAAGATGATGCTCTTTCATACTTTCAAAAACTTGCAGAAGATTGATTAGGAATATAATCTAATATTATCTGCACGTTTCAGGGTCTCAGTCATGTATTGACTGGACCCTTCTTTATATGTCATTAAATCTATCATATCATCCAATACAATATTCAGATATCTTTGTTTTAGAATGTATATGTTTCTCTTGTCGTTTTCAATCTTTTCTTCATAATCATAGTTTGTTATTGGAACTGCAATATTTCCAGTGTCTATATGACTATCAATAAAGAAGTCATAGAAACTTACTGAGTAATCTTCTGGAACTTGTAGACCTGCAGGAACAATCACTACTCCTTGACTATTTCTGACTTCAATAGTTTCATAGTGATGTACTCCATTGTAGATGTTATTATAAATTTCTTCTTCTGTCGTTAAACCAACTCCATACTTATCTCTTAAATAATTATCAAAAGAATCTTGAGTTAGTGGCCATTCTGTTTGAATGTTTACAATGTTGTTGGAAATAAGAACTACCCAATCCAATGTTGAATCATCGTAGACTTTGTATGCGACATTATCTGGGCGATCATCACCTTCAACTTTATACTTCTCAAAGAATGCAACGTTCTTAAAAATATCGGGACGTAGATTTCCTCTCTTAAATAGATTTTTTACTTCTACATAATCTCCAATTTTAGCATCAGGAATTCTGCTGACGTATTCAAAGGATGGTAGTTTTCTGAAGTAGGGATTTGTCATTTTAGTAACCTATATCTGGATCGGGATATACATTTTCTTTATTTTTATAATCATCATTAAAGATTGGTTCTAATTCTTGGAATTGCATAGTAATTTGGTAAGAAACCATTGCACCATCAGTGAATGTTGCGTATTGACCTTCTGGTGTATAGTCAACTGCAAATGATTGCAATGCACATTCTTTAAATTTATTTAAGTAAATGTGTGGTTTATTTCTATGGAGATATTCTATTTGAAATGTATGAGGTGCCTTAAGAAATAAATTTGCTTCTGTTCTAATTGGAGACATTCCTTGTTTGAAAAATCTAATAATAGAACGAATTGCTTGTGCCTCTTTTTGACTTCTAGCAGATAATTTGAATGTAAAATTAAATGGTCTCAGTTGTGGTCCTAAAAATAGGAGCTCCATATTGGGATTTATGACTGCTCCTTTTGTTCTTGATAGTAGATTTTGAGTTCCTGTTGCTGCTTGAGTAAATCCTATTGTAAGTGCCTCCTTCACATCTGATGAATTATTTGATATTGCTTCTGCTTGTTTTCCGGCAACACCAGCAGCAGCTCCTCCTCCTTGACTAATTCCAGTCATTGCTAAGTCTGTTAGCATTTGTTGCATTGGAGATAGCTCATCGCTACCCCAATTTGCAGTATTGATATCGCCAATTCCTGAGGGTATTGGGAGAGTTACTGTCCCAATTATTTCTTTTTCAGTTGCTCTCGGCCTGTCAGGAGCTGGATTTAAACTTCCATTACTACTTTGAGGTGGTTTTGGTCTATATTTAACCATATTGAATTTAATCACATCTTGATACTCACTTTTTAATGTAAGTGGATATTTTAATGTTTTTGAAAAACTATCTCTAGTTTTTGCATTTTGAGATGCTAGATCTTTTTCTGCAGCCGCTTTTTGTTCCGCACTAACAGAATCTCCTTGTTCATTGTTAGTTGCTTTATTTGGTTTTCCGGCAGCACCATTTAAAGTTTGTTTTTGTTCTGCTGTTGGATTATCTCCAAATGGATTTGATGAAGTAATTTGTTGAGATCTAACTTGACTTAATTGTGAATTTGGATCTGAAAGAAGTTTTTTCTCTTCAGCAGTTGCATTAGCATCAAAGGATTTTACTGCTGCTCCTGTCCCTCCTGGTTTATCTACATCATAGATTGGAACTCCACCACTTCCGTCTGCATTAACACGATATAGCGTAGTCCCTACACTTCCATCAGGATTGCTCGTTGTTATTGATTGATAGTGACTATCGCCTACTTTATTAATTCCACTTTTAACGGTTGTCGCCATCAGAGATGTGAAGGGGGTTTTATTTATTTAGACGGAATTTTGCATATGGTATCGAAAGCATTTCGTCCAACTCATTGTATTCTATAACGTGTAGTTTTCCTGCAATTTCTTCCCAGGTATAATTTCTAGACTGTCTCCAATGAAAGTTGATCGCTTTGAATCCCCAATTATAAAGTTCAGTGCAAGCAATTAATGGATGTTGATCGTATTCAATATCAGGAGTTTTGGGATTATAAACGAAGGTGTAAAACTTTCCTGGTTCTGGATACAATACTTCTTTCTTTAAGGTGTCTAATATCATTAACATTAAGTCTTCAGGATCAGTTGTTTGAGACTTATCAATCTTCTTAAGAAGGTCTCTCATTCTTTGTGTTGTAGATCTCTTTTCTACATACTTTCCGAAACCTTCAGCCATTATTTGATTCCCAGTTCGTTTTCTGTGATAATCTTGAATCCAATCATATTATCTTTGCAAAACTCTTGTGCTGCTTTCCACTTTGCTTGATTGGTAGCATAAGTATAAACTTCATGAAGATAAGATTTTGTTGTTCTTGATCTTGGTTTGGGAGCAACAGTTTCTTTTTTTGGTTTAATTTCTATAATGTATTTTTTTATTTCTCCCGATTGTTCTCTGACTTTGATAATAAAATCTGGAAAATAATTTCTTACTTTTTGTTTTACTGGATCGTAATATTTAATTCTTATCTCTTCAGATCCCCAAGCAATAATATTTTCATTTAGATCACACCAATAACAGAACTTTCTTTCCCAACTACTTCTGCATATAATATTGTTTGGATCACCGATGTATTTTTGTGGATAGGATGGTTTGTAGATACTTTTGATACTTTCTGCCATTATCCTTACTACATAATATATAAAGTCAAGAAGTATTTATAAATGGCTACTCTGCCTACTCCAACACCAAGATCGGTAGCAGATATTAAATCCAATTTATTACGTCCTGCATTAACTTCTCATTTTGAGGTTAGGATACCTATCCCACCAAAACTTCAAGAGAAAGATAATAGCAAACAATCTTTTTTGGAGTATAATGGTATATCTTTAAGTGGTCTTACTGATGGTAAATTAAACTTACTGTGTTCTGAGGCAACTCTTCCTGGGTCAAATTTGGCGACTTTAGAGTTGAATAATGATTTTCACGGAGTAACCGAAAGGCACGCTTACAGAAGAATATATGACGATAGAATAGATTTAACTTTTTATGTTGATGCTGATAACTATCTACCAATTTACTTCTTCGAAGTTTGGATGAAATTTTGTGTGGATGAATCTATAGGGCAACAAAGTGATAAGCAAGCTGGTTCTAAAGATCCATTTTATTTTTACAGAGTTAAATATCCCGACGAATATGTTACTCAAGGTCTTCAGGTCATTAAATTTGAAAGAGATTATAAAAATACTTTAGTTTATGATTTTATAAATGCTTTTCCTATCAGCATTTCTTCAATGCCAGTTTCCTACGATTCTTCTGCTTTATTAAAGTGTACGGTTTCTATGTCTTATATTAGATATGTTTTAAATAAGGGATCAGCAGCTCCTATTGATAGGGGTCGCGAAACAAGTCCATTGGAACAGGCAGCATTTAATTCTAATCCGATATTTGAAAATCCTCAGTTTGGTGCTGGAGGTGTTTCTGAATTATCAGGTCTTTCTGGGGCTGGTGCTCTTACAACTGGCGGAGTTCCATTATCTGTAGCTAATGCATCTGGAAATTCTGTTAACACGAGAGTTGAAGAAGGTCTTCCATATGTTGGTAGGAATGTTGGTCCAATTGCTACCTTTAGTGGAATATAAAAAAAGAGGGTTTTATGACCCTCTTTTAATTTGGAGTTGGAAGTTCCACATTTGAACTTTGCAAAACGGAAAATAGGAGAACATTCCCTCCCATAATAATAAAAGGAATAATTAAAATCGTTAGAATTAATTTTTTCATTGATCTTTTTTAAGACCTTGTGAAAGACCGATAGCACTAACAACACCAGTAAGACCGTAAATTCCACCCCAAAGTCCCAACCAAAGAGAGTTGTTCCTATGAATTTGCGAAACTTCTGGGTCTACTTTATGATATTTGTATGCTGCACCATACTCTTGAACATACCATACAAAGCAAGCTCCAGTAGCAACGGTTGTAACCGAGAGTGCAGATGCAAGATAAAAGTTTAGAAGTCCTTTCATTGGTTTGTTTGAACTGAAGTAATTATAGCAAGGTTTTCTTCCCTTTGGGTGACATTGTGGACACTTATTCATCTGTCCACCTCATAAATAATTACACTGAAACTCTCTATAGGACATTATGCCTTTACCTAAGATTTCTACGCCAACTTACGAACTTGAGTTGCCATCAACTGGAGAAACAATTCAATATAGACCATTTCTAGTTAAAGAGGAAAAATTACTTGTAATTGCTCTGGAGAGTGAAGACACTAAGCAAATTACAACTGCTATTAAAACAGTAATTAAAAATTGTATTCTTACAAAAAATATTAAGGTAGAAACGTTACCTACATTTGATATTGAATATTTGTTTTTAAATATTCGAGGTAAATCTGTTGGGGAAGAACTTGAAGTTAATATCATTTGCCCTGATGATGGGGAAACTCAAGTTCCCGTGAAAATTAATCTTGATGATATTCAAGTTCAAAAAAATGAAGAGCACAATAAGCGTATTAAAATCGACGACAATATAATGATGGAAATGAAGTATCCATCGTTAGACCAATTTATTAAAACTAACTTTGATTTTAATGATAAGAATGCAATGGATCAATCTTTTGAATTGATTGGTTCGTGCATTGATAAGATTTTTACTGAGGATGAAGTCTGGTCTACTGCTGATGTAACTAAAAAAGAAATATCCGATTTCTTAGAGTCAATGAATTCCTCTCAGTTTAAGGATATTGAAAAGTTTTTTGAAACTATGCCCAAACTTTCTCATACCATTAAAGTTATAAATCCCATAACTCAAGTTGAAAGTGAAGTTGTTCTAGAAGGGTTAGCATCTTTTTTCGCATAAGTATGGTCCATATGGATCTTGAAAATTATTTTCGTCTTAATTTTTCTTTAGTTCAATACCATAAATATTCATTATGGGAAATTGAAAATATGATCCCCTGGGAAAGGGATATCTATGTTTCATTATTACAACAGCATCTTGAAGAAGAAGAATTAAAACAAAAACAGCAGATGAGCAATGCCCATTTCTAATCAAAAAGAAGAAATTGATATTAGAATTTTAAGGCTCATTGGTCTTGAGGATGTTTTTGACTTAGATTATGATAGTTATTTGACGCTTCTTAAGGAAGCAATGGTTAAAGGTAGGATGTCGAAATCTTCTATTCCCACGGAAGAAATTGAATTATTAACGAACGAATATAAGAGAGTAAAATCTAAAAAGGATGATGGTAGGTTTAAAGTAAAACCTAAAAAAATTGGACCAAGTTCTTTTAATGTTGGGTCTACAAAGAAATTAATTACCTCTGGCAAAGGAGGGGCAATTGTACCTGCTAAAACAATATCAAAATCTCCTTTATCTAAAAGTTTAGAGGATAGTATTTCTTCAATTTCCTCTACTATATCTTCAATTGCAGATACTTTAAAAGAACAACAAAAAATAAAAAGTAGTTCTGCTGATTATGATAGAAGAACTGCGGAACAAGAAAAAAGAGCAGCAGCAGAAAGCAAGTTAGAAAAAAGATTTGATGGACTTAAGAAGGCAGCTGAGAAAATAATTTCTCCAGTAAAATCTTTATTGGATAGAATTTTAGAATTCTTTACTACCATTTTACTTGGAAGAATAGTTTATAAGATTGTTGAGTGGATGGGTGATCCCAAAAATGCTAGCAAGTTAAAGTCTATCATTCGTTTTGTTAAAGATTGGTGGCCAGCATTACTTGGATCTTATATTTTATTTGGAACTAGTTTTGGAAAACTAATCCGTGGAACTCTTGGGATGGTTGCAAGGTTTACACTGCAACTTGGAAGAGCAGCAATACCTCAACTCTTGAAATTTATAAAAAGTCCCTTGGGAATTGGTGCGGCTTTGTTTACCGCTGGGACAACAGTTCCTGCATTGTTTCCCGGCACTGTAAATCAAGAAGAAAGAAAAACCGATAAACAACCTGGAAGTAACGCAGATAAAATAAAATCACTTCAGCAACAAAAAGCAAATCTCAATTTCTTTGATAAACTTTGGGGTAAAGGTGCTGAGATTGATGAGCAAATAGGATATTTGCAAACTGGTAAAACCAAGTCTTATGGATTTAGTGGCGGTGGATTTGCTAGTGGTTATGTGAGTGGGGAGAAAGGTGTAGATAAAGTTCCTGCAATGCTTTCTGATGGTGAGTTTGTTATGTCTCGTGGAGCCGTTGAAAAATACGGAGTTGATACTCTGGAGGCAATGAATGCTTCTGGTGGTGGAACAAACAGACCTAGAGTTATTAGTGGAACCACCTATGCCGCTGGTGGGGGAATGATAGGGCGTTCAAATACGCCATTTACAAAAGATCCTGTTGATGCTATTAATAGGTTCATAAAATTTAAATTTGGAGCTGATATTGGTAAACAATCAACTTGGGGTGTTCCATCATTTGGATCTCCCAAAACACAAACTACCTCGACAGGTTCTTTAATGACGGATCCTGTTGGTGCTGTTGCAAGAATTGCAAATAATATGGGGATTAAAACTCCAAATGTTCAGTCATCATTATCAAAACCTTTGGGTGGATCTCAAAATGTTATTTCTAGAGCAATGGGTGCAGTTCAGAAAAGATTTGGTGGAGGAAAACCATCTACTTCAAAACCTAGTAAACCTGGACAAAAAAATATGTTCCAGGAAATTTCGGAAAAATTAAAAGGTCCTGGAGCAGCAACATATAGGGATGCTGGATCAATTTATGCAAAACAAATGTTAGGTGGATTTGGTGGTCCGATAAGTGAAAGAGATTTATCTAGTGAATCGAAATCAGAACTTCAAAAAGCAATACAAAGAGCAAAGAAAAGAACTGGATCTGAAATTTCAAAAGCAGAAGCAAAAATTAAAGAACTCCGTGCTCAAGGTGCAAAGGATGGTAATCCTGCACTTGAAACGCAAAAAAGTTTCTTAAAGAAATTGAAGTCTGGTGGTATAAGAGTTCAGTATACAGATTATGCAGAAAATGGAAAAATGTCTAAATCTGCCGAAAATGCTAAAAACATTCTTGGACAATTTTGGGCAACTCAAAGATCTAAAAAAGAAGGTGGTGGATATCGTATTGAAGATAAGTATGACTTTGATAAAATGAAAGATCCTATGGGTGTTTTATTTGGAAAAGGAAAATCAACTCAACAAAGACTTCAAGCACTTCATCAATTAAATCCCTTTAAAGGAAAGGGGGATGTTGACATGGTTTTGGGTGGTAAAAGGACCGCAGCAGAGTCTTGGGGATTATCCGCAAGCAAGACATTACTTGGGGGACTTTTTGGAATGTCTGGAAAACCTAAACCACCTACTCCTAAAGCACAAGTAGTAAAGTCAAAACCGAA